GTTAAAGCACCAATTGCTCCCAATGCTCCATTTGCTATTCGCGATTCTCGAATGCTTTAAATGCTAAGTCATTGATAGTTGGTACTAGTCACTATTAATCCCTTATTAGCTCCCCATAGCATCCGGCAATACTTACCAGCAATCCTCTATCCATTTCCTATTAGAGCTAATTAGAAGCCCATAGTGCCACGATCTATTGTTACCCTAGGCTACCCTAGGACCTACTGTGACCTATGGCAGCCTTGAAGCTCCTAGAGGCCTTGTAATTGATTTGGATGGATGGTATCAGATAAGAATTACTAGTGATGACCGTGGGGGTCGGGGGAATTAGAGCATCGGGTGCTTAGTGGTGCCATAGTCCCTATCCTTTTTTATTGACATTATTGAGATTTGGTGTATAATAATATTACAAGCATCCAAAGCATCTTATTCTGCTCCTACCACATAACCTACTAATAGCACAACAGAATAACCTATTATGTTCCCCTATCCAATCAATGATTTAGTAAATGAACTAGCAGATCATAGTGCTCTATGTATCTCTGAGAATGAGATGAGCATGAAGAATCTATTATTCACTATTGAGAAAATGATAATCACTAAAATGATGAATAATTGTGGGGGTAAGAAGAGTTTAATAAGTAGAAGATTAGGGATAAGTAGAGTTAAGTTAGATTACAAACTTAAGGAATATGGATTAGAAAAGACTAAGGATTAATAATAGATATAGATGCTTAGGATGCTATTCATTATTAGGCTCTTATTCACTATTAAGAGATATTACTCTTTGAGCATCCTAAGCATCTTAAGATAGAATGTATATATGTGATAGAGGTTCCCTCTTCCCTTGGCCCCTTCAGGCAGTATAGCATTAGATTTTTGATTTTGTCAATAGGGAAAAGTTAAATAGTGAATTATTTAATTGGAGACTTTTAGAGGCTTTATTAGGGATAGGGAGCTAGGGTTGGATAGGGTAAGAGTGAATAATTGAATGTAGAGGCTCCTAGAGGCCTTATAATTAATTTTATAATATAGGGTAGGATAAATAATGATAAAAAGAATAATAATAGGGTTAATAGGGATTTTAATAGGTGTTAGTTTTAGTATAATTAATGGTTGTAGTTCTATAGTACCCCCTATCCCCTATAAGGCTAATAAAGTAGAAACATTCTCTAGTCCTCCTTTTATATTATATGATAATGAGAGAGAATGGAAAGAACTAGGAGATAAATTAGTTAATTCTAAAGCTAAAGTAATTCATTTAGAACTTAATGGGTATGGGGGAAGTGTATTATTATTAGATAGATTTATCTTTAAAATACAACAAGCCCAGAAACAAGGGAAATATATAGTAGTTATAATATTAAATCAAGCAGATTCTTGTCATGCTATTATAGCTTGTTATGCTAATAGAGTAGTGTATTCAACAAGTTCTTCATATTTAATGTTCCATCCTGTAGCTGAAACTGACTCTGAAGGCAAATTTATTAGTTATGAGTTAGGAAAAGAAGGAAATGATAATGAATCTATGAGATTCAATTATTGTAAAAATAAAGGGTTATTAAGTGACTTAGATATATATCATATACTTACACTTCATGAACAAGTTATAAAAACTGAATCATATACTCGATATCAACCAGATAATAGATAATAATAAATATTTTAATATATCTATTGACAGATATTATATCTTGTGATAATATTCAAGGTATGAGATGAAACCTTCCTATTATATTTAATTAGGGTTAAATCTTATAAAAAGTCCTAAGAGCCGTGAGGCATTGACAAGGCAATAAGCCCTAGTGACCCTAGGCAAATGGGCGGTTATTCCCCACTAAAATAATAAGTAACTGGACTGGAAATAGTCCTTAATAAAATAAGAGTATCCATCAGTATGGTACTAACCTAATAAGGACAGACATAAGACTAGATCTAATCTGTCCTTTCTTTTTCTAATAATATGAATAAGGTTGACAAAGTAAGAGGAGAAAGTTGTCAATGTTGAAGGTTGTAGAATATACTTGTTATAATGAAAGTTGTCCTGTAAAAGGACAAGTTGTAGAAAGATTTTTAGAAACAAAAGTTGAGGATGAGGATAATCAATTTTGTTTATATTGTAATAAACTTGCTAGTAAAGTTATGAGTAGTATTAAAGGATATGTAAAAGGAACTCATACTCCTTGTAAGTGTTAATTTTAAATTTATGCCTCAATCCTCCAATAAGGCATAAACTGAGGCGCAAAGCCTCCTTAAGGCGTGACCTGCCTCCCGGACTCTAAATCCTGACTAAGGGTAAAGATAAAACATTTTAGAGATGAGTTATATAAAGTGGCCAGAGACCCAGTAAGCTAAATCTGGGAGCTTTTTGCATGAAATTTTAATAAAAAATGTATACAAATATGTATACAATATTAATATAAAATGTTCATATATTTGTATACAAAATAAGAATAATAAGAGATTATATGCCCTTCATTGCAGCCCTATTTGGGTTTTTAGGATCTAGTTTAAAAGGATTATTTGGGTTTCAAGGAGATCAAGCTGCTACTGTTCAAAAAGCAATGGAAGTACTAAAATCTGTTAATGATTCAGATGCTCAAGTAATATCAGCTTCAGCTCAAGCTCTTTCAGCTATTTTAACTCAAGGTTCTTATTTAGAAAGAAACTGGCGACCTACCTTAATGGTTCTTTTAATGATCATTATAGGATCTTTTTGGTTCGGATATTCACCCCCACAATTTAATAGTCCTATGACTCCTATGATGCAACAGATATGGGATCTTCTTAAGATTGGTCTAGGAGGATATCTTCCTTGTCGCACACTTGAAAAAATAGTTCAACAAATTAATATTGGTTCAATTTTAAAAACATTAGTTGGTAAAAGAATTTAATGATAGATTATAACGAAGATAAAGCTCCTCTTAAAATTAATAGTCATTATGATTATTATTGCCTTATTATAAAAACAAAAACTGGAGATGTATTTCAAACCTATAAATATGATACATATCCTTCTAACAAACGCTTAGAAGAAGATTTAAAAACTATAGACCTTAAAATAGATGAATGGAAACTTATTAGAGTTAGAATAAGTATTAAAGAATTAATAGAAAAAGAATGGTTTTCTAATGACTCAATATAATCCTAAAATGTGTGTAGAGATTATTGAAATGGCTGAATTAGGCCGTTCATTAACTCAAATAGCTGCTTATTGGCATGTAACTGAAGAAGATGTTATAAGTTGGACTCAAGACCCAGATAAATCAGATTTTAAACAAGCACTAGAAGTTGCTAGAGTATGTTCTGAAGCTTACTATGAAGATTTAGGCCAAAAAGGAATGAAAGGAAAGATTCCGGATTTCAAATCCACAGTTTGGGCACAATTAATGAAAGCTAGATTCAAAAAGAATTGGGCTGATTGTAATATACAAAAGATTGAAATTAAGAATGATATAAAAAACATGAGTATTGAAGAAATAGATCAAAATATTGAGGCTCTAATTGCTCAGCGTGAAGTAAACAAGAAAAATAATCCTAATAAATCTGGTTGTCCTACAAGTCCCTAATGACTGAAGAATATCTGTCTAGAAGTGAGAAAGAACAATTATTAGATCTCCTTCAAGAAAAAGAAAATAGAATTAAATATAATTATGTAGATACTTTATTTATGGATGATGATAAAGCTATTACTCTACCTGATTGTGACAGATCATTAGCGCGATCTAATTATCCGAAACATATAGAATTTTTTAATGCTGGTGCTGATTATACAGAACGAGCATTTATTGCAGGAAACCAAACAGGTAAAACTACTACAGGATTAGAAGAACTTTATCTACATTGTTCTGGTAAATATCCTCATTGGTGGAAGGGAAAAAGATTTAAGAAACCTATAACTGCTTGGCTTTGCGGAGATCGTGGTGAGATTATTCGTGATGGTATGCAACAGGATTTAATGGGACGTAATGAAATAGGAACAGGAATTATTCCTAAAGATATGTTCCATAAGAATGAGAATCATAAAGATGGTACTTCTTCTATGCCAGGTGTTCCAGGAGGAATAGGACAATATTTTATTAAGCATGTTAGCGGGGGAGTGAGCAAAATTGTTGTCAAGACGTATAATGCGGGTAAAAATGCATTTGAATCAGCTAAAGTCGATTGTATTATGTTGGATGAAGAATGTCCAATGGATATTTATGTCGAATGTCAGATTAGAACAATTACCACTGGAGGTATTGTTTATCTTACTTTTACCCCTGATAGCGGTCTCACAGATACTGTACTACACTTTCTAGATAAACCAAAAGATGGTGAGCCAGCTAAATTTGTTACAATGGTTGGCTGGGATGATGTTCCCCATCTCTCCGATAAAAGAAAGAAACAATTATTAGCAACAATTCCCTTACATTTAAGGGATGTAAAAACAAAAGGAAAACCTTATTTAGGTGCTGGAGCTATTTATCCAATTCCTGAAGAAGAATTTGTAGTTAGGCCTTTCAAGATCCCTGAATACTGGCCAAAAGCCTTTGCATTCGATCCGGGATGGAGAAGAACAGCAGCTCTTTGGGGAGCCTATGATCAAGAATCTGATACTTGGTATTTATATTCTGAGTATTATAGAGGACAAACAGAACCTTCAGTTCACTGCGCTGGAATAAGAGCAAGAGGAGAATGGATACAAGGAGTAGCAGATCCTCATGGATCTATGGGAGGTAAGGGAGTTGCTGCTCAATCATTCTTAGAAGCCTATGAAAATTTAGGTCTAGAATTAACCCTAGCATCTCCAAGTGGACCAGGATCAGTAGAATTAGGAATTAATGAAGTATATAACCGATTATCTTCTGGTAGATTAAAAGTATTTAGTACTATGCAAGACTGGTTATATGAATATAGAATTTATAGAAGAAAAGAAAATGGAAAGATTGTTGAAACTAATAATCACTTAATGGATTGTACTAGATATTTAATGCTCTGTGGATTTCAAGTAATGTCTGTCCAGAGAGAAGAATCAGATTGGGATCATAAACCTTATAATAATTATGATACTGGTAGATCATCAATAACAGGCTATTAGAATGTCATTAGTTTCTGAATTAAAAATTAACTCAAAAAAAATTAATATTGCAGAAGATCTAGATAAAGATGAACTTCTAAAAATTGGTAATCGAGTATTATTAGGTTATCATCGTGATTTAGCATCGATGGAAGAATGGTTAGCTGATGTAAAAAGAGTAGAAGAACTGGCTAGTTTAGTTGCTCAGAAGAAAAATTATCCTCTTCCTAATTCAGCAAATATTAAATTCCCTCTCATAACTAAAGCAAGTTATGAATTTTCTTCTCGTACTTATCCTGAAATAATGAAAGATGGCAAAGTAGTCAAGGCAAGAGTTATCGGTCTTCATTTAGATGAAGAAGCTGCTGAAAAAGCTGAAAGAGTTGCTGATTATATGAATTATCAATTATTATTTGAAAATAATGATTGGGAAAGAGATTTAGATTTATTATTAACAAGATTATCTTTAATTGGGTTTATCTGTAAGAAAAGTTATTGGGATCCTATTGAACAAAAGATTAAAAATGAAATCTGTGAACCAGAAGATTTAATTATTGATGCTAAAGTTAAAAGTCTTCATGATGCTCGTAGAATTTCTCATGTATTACATGTTTATCTTAATGATCTAATATCAGGAAAAAATCGTGGTGTTTATTGTGAAGATGTAGTAGATGAATTAGTTGAAGAATACTGTGAAGATGAATTAGATCCTAAAATTGATTTAGTAGAACAACATACATTTTTAGATCTAGATGATGATGATTATTCAGAACCATATATAGTCACTATAGTTAAACAAAGTGGTAGAATCTTAAGAATTGCCCCCAGATTTAATTCTGAAGGGATTGAAGGAAAGAATGATAAAATAGAAATCATTAAACCTATTCAATTATTTACTGACTATCACTTTTTAGTATCTCCAAAAGGAAAATTCCAAAGTGTTGGTTTTGGAATATTAATGTTACATTTAAATGAAAGCATTAATACTATCCTTAATATGCTGATCGATGCGGGTCAATTGGCTAATATGCAGGGAGGATATAAAGATTCTCGATTAAAGAATATGGGAAGTGGTGATAGCCTCCATAATCCTGGAGAATATAAAGCTCTTAAAGCTATGGGAGGAGTAACTTTAAAAGATGGTTTAATTCCTATTAATCATAAAGAACCTTCTTCAGTATTATACCAATTATTAGGATTATTA